CTACCCAATACCAGTCATATGTTTCGTTACCAAACTCATCTGTTTGTGAATAATATATATCATCATATCCATATTCAAACCCTAACTCATACCAATAGTTAACAGGATATTCTTCACCGTTAATCATTTGTGTTTCGTTTAACCATATTTCAATAGGATTATATCCATAAGGTCTTTCATGTGTACGATATATTGCGCCTGCAGATATACTAAACTTATTACCAATAGGTAGTTTAGCTTTTAATTCAGCTGATTTATAATTAAAATCAACCTTACCTTGTTTTCTACTTTCTATTTTAACAACATGATATTTACCACTGTGCTTTAAGAAATATCTGTGATTATCAAACATCTCATCTCTTTCTCTTTCTTTTTCCCAGTGAAATAAATATTCAAAACCTTTTACAGGTGAATTAGTTGCAGCTAAACCTACACTGCTTTCAGTACCATCATAGTAGTGTTTACCTTTAAACTCGTAATCAAACCTAGCTAGTTTACGTACACCAAAACCATATCTATAGTCAAAATCATAGTAGTCTGTTCCGTCTACTACAACAGGTATATCATATAAACCACCATCTGGGTTTGTTCTTACAAAATAATCTTTAACTTCTTCTTTTGGATTTTCTATATCACCAGCTATGTAAAAAGTACTATATTTAAAAAAGTCTTCATAAATAGACTTAAATAAGTTCTTTTTGTTTTCTTGAGCGAAAACAGTGATATTTGTTAGTAAAAATACTATAATTAGCAAATGTCTCATAGTGTAGGGGTTTTATTTTATTATTACTTGTTTTATAAATTATTTAGCTTTTTTTCCATGTTATCTAGTTTTTTCTGCATTCTAGCATCTATGTCAAGTTTCTTTAATCTATTTGTTTCTTTTCTTTTTTCTATGCCTTCTTGTTTTCTACGTTCCTTAGCTCGAGCTTTTATTAACTCATGTTCAGGGTAAACTTCAGCTCCAACATCCCACGCGTTCCAACCTAAAGCAGTAGCAACTCTTTGCCAAGCTTCGTTTCTTTCGTCTAATGAAGCTTGTATGTTGTCCATTTTATTAACAAGACGATCCATTGGTATATTTAACGAAGCAGAAACTATATTACCTATTATTTTATAAGCAGGTGAATCTGGTGCAAAACCTCTTTCGTCTATAACATCTTTATCAAATTTGTAAGTGTTTATAGCTCCATATAGTTTTCTTACTTTACTACCTATTGGTGGAGAGAAATTAGCTACTTGAATTATTGTATAAGCATGATCAGCCATATAACCTTTTTTCTGCTGCTTACTGTATTCCATTATTATATTTTTAACAGTAGAAACAACAGCGCCTGGTAAACCAGAACCTCTTAAGAAAGTATCTAACATATTATTAGCAACTCTTATTTGTTTTGCTAATTCTTTTTCGTTTTGTTTTATTTGATCTTCATCTTCATCACCTCCAAATCCTGGTAGCATTGCAAATAAACCTGATTGTAAAGCAGAGAACACGAAGTTTTGTATACCACCGTAATATATTATTTTGCTTATATTAGTTATATCACTTTGAAACTGTGTCATGCCTGGGTATCTTCTTCTATTTATTAAATCTTGTGCTGCTCTTTTTATGTTTCTATTATATTGGAAAGGTGTATTTTGCCAAGCAAATAGCAAACGACCTAATGGACTAGCTTGTACCTCTGATATTAAAGCTGGATCAGAAGACTGTTGAGTTTCTTCAGCAATATCTGCCATATCTTGAAAAGCTTTATCATGAGCAGCTTTATTATCTAAACCTTGTTTTTTATATTTATTAAATCTGTTTCTATAAAAACTAGCACCACCTGCTGCAATAGCAAAACTATCTACTATCTGTGTAGGTAAGAAACCTTTTTTAAGCAAATAAGATAATGCCGCTTTAGTTTTACTTTTAGCATTTTTAACAGCATTAGCTAATTCAGCTTCTTGTACGTTTATCTGTAAACCAGATCTTCTTTGTTTAAGCATTGGTGAATTAAATATCATAACAAAGTCTGACCAAAACTGTTTTTGATTAGCAAAAGCTTTTGCAGCTGCAAATATATTATTGTCTCCCCAGTTTATAAAGTTTACAGTAGATATAGACTGTAATGTTGCTGATCTAATATTAAAGAACATAACAACACCAACAGAGTCGTTTATCCAGTTCATGAAACCATTTACAAGTTTATTACCACCAAAGTTTCTATTAGTACCATTTTCCATACGGAATAGTATATCTTCTAAAGCATCTCTATATCTTCTACCAAATATAGCTTCTAACTTATTTAAAGTTTCTTTTGTAAATATTTCATTTTTATTATCTACAAATTCTTGTATGAATTTTTTTCTACCAACTTTATTTGTTAAAGCATCTATATCACCAGTTATACTACCAACATCCCAATGTAAGTCTGGTTTCATGTAAGTACCGTTAATACCTGGGAAAGATAATAGATCAGTAGCAAATCCCATTAACTGCGAATCACCCTCTACATGTTTAATTAATTTAGCTTTATCTCTTTTAGATATACCAGGAATATCGTAACCAGCTTTATCCCACAAATAAACTCTTATAGCGTGATCATTTGTAAACGTACCATCAGGTGTTGTTTCTTTTAATTTCTTTTTAACATCATGAGATTTAACTAAAAGTAAATAATTATTTTTAGCTGTTTGTTTAGCTATTTTAATAGCCATAACACCTTTAAAATATGGATCAATTAAGTTTTCTTTTATCCATTTATATTGCGCTGTACCTTTTTCACCCTTAGCTAACAACATATACATTAAACCTTTAAAGTCTTCAGCGTGAGGTGGTAAATAGAAAGTATATCTACCTTTTTTCTCACCTTGTCTTTTAGCAACTATATCTGAAAAAGTAGCATCAGATTTAACACCTGTAGTTTCCTCTATTATATCATTAAATATTTTTACTTTAGTTTTTGATTTAGAAAAATCTAATTTAGCTTGTTCTACTCTTTGTTTAACATCAAATTGATCTAGTAAATCTTTAACTGCTTGTACGTTTGGTAAAGCATCGTCAGCAAAGTAAAAATTATTATAACCTTCAGCAACCTTATCAGCTATCCATAATGCTTTAGCTTCAGGTCTACCATCAGCTAAACCAGTAATATTTTTTAAAGGTATATTAATACCTAAACCTTCCATGAAAGCTTTTATTGCTGGAGCAGATTCTTGTGGTCTTGCTGTTAATATAAATATATCGCCAGATCCAAACTTATCTTGTCTTCTCATAGCTAAGTCAAACAATGGTCCTTTCTTACCATCTATAACCTCATTAAATTCACTAAAGTCAAATTCAGCGCCTTGTGATTCTAGTTCTGCATGCATTTTAGCAAACTCTGTAGCATTTATCTTAGGAGCTGACTTCATTATTTCTTTTCTGTTTCTTTCTCTAAGTATTCTATTACCGATCTCACGGTTCATCTCAAGCTCTTCTTGCATTTCTTTTGTTATGACTATAACTTGAGAATTAGTTCTAGCTAAAGTGTCATCAAAGTCAAACACGCTAATACCTTTTACTTTTGTTGTGGTCTTAGACATGTAAACTTCTAACATTTTTACATCTTCTGGATTAGGCAATTGATTGTCCTGTATTGCTTCATGAACAGCTTGGTGGTAGTTACCAAACTCATTTCCACTTTGTATATCTTTTATAGCAAAAGATGGTCCACCTAAAGTAAAGTTGTTATAGTATCTTGATTGTGATGGCATACCAGGTTTCCAGGCAGCTGTCATAGTACTTCCAAACATTTTACCAATATGTGTGTCCATTGTTTTAGGTATAATAGCAACTGTATAAGTACTAAATAAATTGTCAATATCAATACCTTTATTACCTTTAAAATAATGATCTATTAAGTACATTGAAATTACCCTTGCAGGTATCATGTGCTCATATCTATATAAATTAGCGTTATTACCTATAGAGTTTACTGGCGTAAACTGTAATAATGCAGCAGATCTTAAAACAGTGTCCATGTTGCTGCTCATGCCCTGCATAAACATAGCTAAATCAACATTATTGTTTGATGCTTCTTTAGCTATAGGCATAATTAATTTTATAAAATCTCTAGCTTCTTTCGCAGCATCTTTTCTTTCTTGATAGTTAATTGAATTATTAACGTAATCATTAGCGTTTTGATCTGGTTTTTTAATGTCTATCCTTTTACCATTTCTACCAAAATACTTGTTTTTACCCTTTCCTAATACTTCTACAGATGGATCAATACCTTTTATTAAGCTTTTATATATATGCTCTGTGCTTTCATATAGATTATATCTATTGTCTCCTCCTCTTCCATCTTTTTTCCATTGACCAGATTTTTTACTCCATATACCACTACCTGTTTTACCAGAGTTTTTAACTGATGGCATGTAAAACTTTATTATCATATCGGCTGCTTTTTGTTGAGCAGCTTCTTGAGACAAACCTTTTTTAATAACCTTGCCATCTTCATCAAGAATATCTTTCTTAAAATGTTCTACTAAATCTATACCTATTTGTTTATTAAATTTTTCATAGCTTTTTATACTACCTATTTGATTAAAGTAATAACCAGGAGTGTGTGGTAGACTAAATATAGTTTTTAAATCTTGACCTAAGTCAAAACCTTCCATTGCAACCTCTAAATATGAAGCAGCGTCTTCCATTTTTGTAATATCTATTTCTTGTTTTACTCTTTCAAATGGTTTTAGCATCCTAGCAAAATCATCTAATATTGCATTTTTTTGTTTTGTTGTAAAACCTTTTAAACCATCTATACTTTTCCATATAGAGTTCATGCCAGATCTACTAAAGTTAGGGGCTTCTTTTAACTTATCTAAAAACTCTGCTTTGTTTTGTTCCCACACAGCTCTTTCTAATACACCAAGCTTGTTTATAGTTCTTGAAAAATCTAACTCACTATCCCTTTTAATTGCTTCTGTTACTTGACCAGTAAGCCCTTCGTATTGATTATCTAAATCTGTATCTTCTCTTAACGCTTGATGAACAGCATCTAAACCTAGTTCCATAGCTAATGTTTCTCTAAGAGAATTATATGCTGTTTCTCTACCTTCAACAAACACTTTTTGAATCTCAGCCATTAACTCTGGTGTAACTTGTTTTTTATTCCATATAGCGTTACCAGCTTTTCTATTTTTAACAAATGATGCATCTATATCTGTCATTGCTGCATCTGATTGTTTAGTGTCCATTTCACCACCAAACTCTGTAAATAATTTTATACCAGCTTTGTTTCTATGTTTTACGCCTAATATGTCAATAAGCATTTTTACGTTTTCTTCCTTGCTAATAAACTCTTTAAATTTATCGCTTTTCTTAGTACCTATTAACTCTGTTATTTCGTTTTTTAATTCTTTTACAAACTCTTTTTCTAGTGCTTGTCTATATTTTTTAGGATCTTTTTGTAATAAACCTTGTTTGTCTTTTAAAGCGTTTTTAGCATTGTTTAATACCTTTTTGTAAAGCTTACCACCTTTTTGCACACCTAGCAAACTTCTCATTTCACCGGTTAGCCTTTCCATTTCTGTATCTAATTCGTTTTGTGTATTGATACCTCCTAAAACACCTTCGTTACCAGAGAATCTATCAAAATCAAATTGACCAGTTTCTGAATCAACTACTTGTTGTCTACCTAAAGCACTAAACTTAGGTAACTGTATAACATGGTTTATTCTATTATGTAGCTCTCCATATATATGAGATGTTAAAGATCTTCCTCCTTCTGGTTTCCATGTAGCTACTAAATAAGGAATACCATTATCACCTTTTTCTACACCTGTTGCTAGTGTTTCTACAATACCATCAGCTAGGTTTTTATACCCAGGTACTTGATCAAATCGTTTATCTAATTGTTTACGTAACCAAGGTTTACCTTCATATCTAAACTTTGACCATGCTTCACCTACAAAGAAACCTACACCTAGCTTTTCTTCTCTAGTCATTTCATTGAAAGGTTTATTGTACATACCTACAGCATCTTCAAAAGCTTTATCAGAAGCTTTAAATATACCATCTTTTTCTTTTACAGTTACACCTGATGTAATATCATTTTTGGTTACAGATAAATCTAACTCTTCTCTTTCTACGTTAGGTCTTAATCCTAGTCTTTCATCACTATCATCTGGTGCTATAGCACCTTTAGCTCCTCTTACTGCTCTTGGTGCTTTACCGCCAAACTGTGCCTCAGCGTTAAAACCTCTTACAAAATCAAAAAGTTTTTCACCTTGTTCATAACCAAATATTTTTTCAAATAATCCACTAGGTAAAGCGCCTTTCATAAAGTTTCTAACACCAGACATACCTTCTGCGTTTAAATCAGGAGCTGACTGATCTGACATAACATCTGAAACCGCTTGTATTACTTCTGTAAAATAATTAGGTCCTTTTATAACATTACCGTCTTTATCTTTACTAGCATAGTTTGCATCTAGATTTTCTTTAACTACTGCAAAAAACTCTGGTTGATTTATTTCTAACCAGTTATATAAATCTTGTCCATATTTAGGATTTTGCTTATTTTCTTTTTCCATTACATGGTGTAATAGTTCGTGAGAACCAACACCTACTGCTCTATTATTTATAGCATTTGTTTTGTGTATAATAATTCTACCAGATTCTTTTAAATATACACCGTTAAAACTACCATCTTTTAATGCTTCTTTTAATTTAGCTAATTTTGCCTTTGCTTTTTTAGAAAGATTTTTTTGATTAGTAACACCGTATGATTGTAAAAAAGCTTTTATTACTTGAGCATCTGTTTCAGCAATATCAAATATATCTGTTTCATCTTTTAAACTATCTTTAGAATAATCTTTTGCGTTTTGTATACCGTTCTCAACATCTTCTTTTACTTTACTTTCTATCCAGTCTTGTTTAGCTTGCTGTTTAGCTTTCTCACGCATTTTTTTGCTATACTTATTGCCTGTTACTTTACCAAACATTTTTTCTAACAATGTGTTTTCTAGTTCTAATTGAGCATCTTTACCTAAAGCATCATACTGTCTAATTAAACCATCTTCATACTCTTTTATTATAGTACCATCTGCTTTAGCATTTATACCACCTAAATCTCTAATTTTTTGGAAATTAGTGTTTAAATTTATTTCTCTATGATTGTTTAAGTTTTCAGCTTCTAAACCAGCGTTGTTAAGTAATGCTTCTCTTTTCTGTACTAAACCGTCAAAGTCAGTTCTAAACTTAGCTTCTATCTCTTGTAGTTGTTTTTTAGAAATATCTCCATTTCTATATTGCATTAAGTATTGTCCCCACTTTTTATTTACCTGTCTCATTTCTCTGTTGACTTCACCGACTTGAAACGCTTGTTCAATAGACATACCTTTACCAAGCTTGTCAAATATTTTTTGAGCCATAGCATTATACTCTCCTGTAAGCGCTTTTACTTCTTTAAGTATACTTTTATTAATACCACCTTGACCAGCTTTCTTAATCATTGTTTCAAGATCAGCTTCAACAGGTAAGCCTGTCAACTTAGCTATCTTTTGTTTAATCTCATTTAGATCTGCTAATTCTTTTTTAGTAGCTATCTCTGAATTAATAGTAGCTTTTATCATTCTTACACCAGCAATACTATTTATACCACCACCCATAAGAGCTCCTTGAGCAAATGTTTCTAAACCACCTTCAAATATATTTTTGTCTTCACCTAAAAATAATACGTCAGCAGAGTTTTGTAAAATAGTAGTACCAAACTCAGAACCACCTTCTCTTAAATTACCTTTGAATATAGTTTTTCCAGCCCATTTAAAACCTTCTTTTACACTATCTGGTGGTATTAATTTTAAACCTTTTCTAGCGTTTTTAATTAACGCCATAGTACCAAACTTTTCAAAAACAACTTCAGCTATACCATAAGCCATACCCGTTGTTAGTTTTCTCCACTCAGGAACGTTTAACGTGTCTGTTAATTGTTGTATTTGAGTTTCGTAAGAAGCTAACTCAAGTGGATCTGCGTTAGGATCTTGCTTTAGTTTTTCATACTCTTCCATTACACGTGGTAATTTCTTAGCAGCATCGAACTCAGCAATCATTTGTGTAGAGTGTCCTTCAGCAAAACCAGTTGCAAAGAATAATGGTAACGCAGCTGGACCTGTAAAAGCCATAGATAAAGAAGGTATTAAGTTTACTGTTGAACTAGCTAACCATCTACCAGCGTCTTTAAAACTAGATATTTCATCAACACCTATAGGTATTTGATACATACCAGCTTCATAATTCATATCGTCCTTTAAATCAGCAAAAGGCTTAATCATAAGGTCTCTCATATACTCATTATTTATAGCTTGTGGAGAAGTGTATGCGTTTACTGTACCCGCAGCATATAATATACTAGCACCCACACCTTTAAAACCTGTGGTTAATTGTGCCATTCTGTTATAATTTTTGTTGAAGTTTTGTAGACCGATTGGTACTACTTTTGAGGCACCTTCTACTGAGGTGAATAAATCCATTAGTTGATCTTCTTGTCTTATAAGATCTATTTGATCAGCATATAGGTCTTGGAAACCTTGTACTGTAGGATTTGCTTCGTAAGCTTTAACATTTTGTGCAAACGTATTAGCTTTTGTTTGATAATCTTTATCTAACGCTATTAATGAATCTAAATCTTGAGTATATTGCTTTTCAAGACCTTTTATCATTACATCTATTTTTCTTCTATCTTCTCTCGAAGCGTCGCTTTTAAATTCAGAATATTTTTTTTGTTTTAGTTTTTGAGTAGCATCAGCTATAAAAGAATCAGCTTCATCATCAGTATATGTTAAAGCTTCACCGTTGTTCCATGCTTGATATTTATTCCACATGTTTTCTGTTTCAAAATCTTCTCTTGAAACCTTATCACCTTTACCACCAACTCTTTGCATTTTTCCATGTGTACCGTCAAGAGCGTTTATTTGCATTAACTTACCATCTCTAATATCTGTAAATTTTCCTTCATCAGACTCTCTTAATTTATCTTTAGCCTCATCTCTTGTTACACCAGACTCAACATCTACATGGGCTGTTAGCTTGTCAAACATGTCTTTGTCTTGTTTAACAACTTGATTAAAATAATCCATGTTAGCATTTTCAGCTATCCATTTATTTATTTCATCTATTTTGAAATCATACCCTGTATTGTCGTCTTTGTATTGAGGAACCACATCTGACAATTTAAATGCTGATATACCATATTGATCTTCAAATACATCATCACCAGTAACAAAATTCCAACCACTTATTTGATTACCATACTGAGCTATTTGACCCTCAGTTTTTAACATCATATTTTCACCAACTCCATATTGCTCTGGCTCTATACCTAGTACATTTAATTTGTTTGTTAAAGCATCTTCAAGTTTTTCCTCACTTAATCTCTCTCCTGATTCATCATAGAAATCATCTTGGGTTAAAAAGTAATCCTCTACCTTACCCATGTTTCTACTTCTAATGTCTATTGTAAGTGGGTCTTGCTCTGGTTCTTCAGTAGAGCCTTGTTGTATGTTATTTAAGTCAATACCTTTTAGATCAGCAATATCCTCAATAGGCATACCGTACTGATCTGACAAGGCTTGTAATTCCTCTAAAGTCATACTTTATTTTTTTAATTTTCTGAAATATTTTTTAATAGCTTCTTTGTCGGTAGCTTTAAAAACAGTTGTTGGGTTAGCTTGTTGAAGCATATAATTACTAGGATCTCCTGTTGCTTTTATAACTACAAACTCAGTAGTGCTATCAACATATTTCCCATCAACTTTAATTTTTCTAGGTAACAACAAGTGTTTGTAGCCAGGAGGTAGTGTTGCGTTAAAAGAGTTTGCATCAATTACTTCATTGTTGGCTAAGTAAGTGTCCATGTCAGTATAATCTATCATACCTTCACTACCTTCACCCTGAGCCGCTGTGTGTCCAGCTGTAGCTTGTCCATCTAAAACATCTAGCATTCTACCTTGTAATAATGTTTGTAATTCTTGTCTAGCATTAAAAGAAGCTTCGGGATCATCACTGTCTCCTATAGCAACAAGATTTTGTACTTTTTCAGACATTCCAGGCTCACTTAAAAACGCATCACCAAGTAAATTATCTGTAACTAAAGACTTATGTGTATTCCAACCACCTTTAGAAAGCATTGCGTTTACTTTGTTTTGATAAAGAACTTTCTGTGCATCATTCATAGGTTTACCAGCACCATACAATGTAGCAGACATTTGTAAAAACTCATTAGCTTCAGTGTTAGCTTTATTAAAAGGTTGCTTTGTTTTTATATCTTTGTATTTTTGACCACCGAATAATATATTACCATACATATCAAAAGATATATCACCACTGTCGGTATAGATATTGTTTAAATTATCCATAACATCATCGTCGTTTGCTTTTGAAAAGTTTTGATTATCATAATCAGTTATATATTCACTAGTGTCGGTACCTAGTGTTGTAAACTGTTGACTAACTTGTTTAGACCAGTTTTCTATCATTTTTAACTCTGTGTTATATAAATCATAACCTTCTTCGCCTGGTTTATATTTTAATAAGTTTCTAACAACCTCTCTTGCTTGAGCTTTCTTTTCTTCTAATTGCGGCATTAATTGAGCTCTATAATTGTCTGATATACCAGACAAGTCCATGTTTAAGTTTAAGCCATCTAAATAATCACCAAACTTTTTATCTCTATTAGCTTCTCTTCTTTGTTTGTTATATTGAGCATACTTATCAATTGGTAAGTTACCTCTAACGTTAGTTCCTGGTTTAGTAGTTCTTTGGTTGGCTTTGTTTTGTATAGCTGTAGCACCACCGTAAACACCACCTGCGCCCTTTATTAATCTTGCTTGTAAATTTTTATCTATCATTTTTTATTCCTTAAAAGTTACCTAAACCACCAGCGGCTGTTATCATATCACCAGCATATCCTTGAACAGCACCACCTACATCTCCAATACCACTAATAACTTGTTGTTTAGCTGCTTCTCTAGCAGCGTTAGCAGCGCCAAGCCTTTCTTGTGCCATACCCATTTGAGTACTAATTTTATTCATTTCCATATCTTGAGATCTAGCAGCGCCTTGAGCTTCTTGATTTACTAACATTTGTGCATTTTTAGCCATTGCCATGTTGTTAGCAGCTTCTTGTTGACCAATACTAGCAGAAGCTTGTTGTGCTTGTTGTGTTCCTTGGTTTGCCATAGCTTGTGCTAAAGCAGCTATACCAGATCCACCAGCTGCTCCTTGCATATTCTGCATTATGTTAGCTTGGTTCTGTTGCGCTTGTTGCGCCATGAAATCAGCTTGCTGTGTATTAACAGTCAAGTCTTCCATTGTGTTTTCTAAATTAGCATAAGGATTAGATGTGTCCATAGTTTCAAACCTAGACTTCATTGTTGCTAGTTCTCTTTCCGCAGCCGCTTGTTCACGTCTACGTTTTCTACCACCAATAAGACCACCAGCGATTTTCGCTGCTCCACCTACACCTGCACCAATTGCTGCTACTGCTATAAAACTCATATTATTGTTGTTTTAATTTTATACTTTCTTTTAATCTATTTATATCTTCTATAGCTATTTCAGGATCTGTAAAATCCTCTGCTATAACTTGTTTTTCTACTTCCTCTACTGTTGTTTTATCTGTAGCATGTACTGTTACAAACACGCAATCAGTATGAGTAAATATAATTCTTTTTGTCCCAGGTTTAGTTATACCATGATGAGGTGCTTCAATATGTTTTATACCATCTTCTGTTAGTATAGACATTTTACCTTGCATTAAAAAAAACGGATGTTCTTTTTTATGTATTTTAGTAACTAAAAGCTCATTTGCAGGGTTAAATATTTCTCTTATATAACAACCGTCTGCAAAAGTATGTTTTACCGGGTTTAACTTTTTTGTTTCTTCAGGCGTTAAAAAATGACCTTCTTTTTTACCTATATCTTCTAATTGAGTTATTTGATCTCTAAAAGCTTTTCTTTTTCTTAATTCCATACCTATTTCATACGCTTCATCAAAGCTAAACGTGTGTTTTATATCTAACTCTTTAGTCATATCTACAAACTGTTTTTTAGCCTGTTCTTTAGATATAGGATTATTTTGTATTTGTTTGTTTATTTCATTTAATTCCATATAAATATAATTACAGTTTTTAGCAATTATTTACTACTTTCAACTATTTCAGAGCCTAAAGCAAATAATTCTGCTTCTGTTTTAGAATTATTTTTAAATTTTACTTCAGCATAATAACCAAGTAAACTAGACATGTTAGCTACATTATCTTTGCTAAAAAATATATAATCACTTGTAGTTGGTCTAATTGTAGCAGCACCAATAGTTGTTGTTATAGTACTAGTATCTCTATTTATAGCTGTAACAATACCTATTTCTACAATACCAGAGTTAGCGCCTGATAACTGACTAGTTGCTCCACTTGTACTTTGTGTAAAAACACCTGTATCTGAATTTTGCGTATAATTATCAGTTGTTATATTAGCACCAGCAACCGGCATGTAATATGTTGTGTCACCAATTTGTACTGAGTCGTTTAAATCCGGAAATGTTAAATTTATACTTGGCATATCTTATTGTTGTAAATCTGTAAATTCTAAATATATATCTAAAGTGTAGTTGCTAGTTATAGTTATTCCACCTGGAACTGAAACTGATACTCCACCAGCCGGATGACTATATAATTCTAACTCAACACCTGTTTCTACACTGTTTATAGATGAAGCACTTTGATTTATACCAAAGTCAGCTGATGATATTGCATTATAACTACTATCTTTAAATATATAGCTTAATCCTAAATCACCAAATTGATCAACCCAGTCAGGTACTCCACCATAAGCTCCTGGTTCTGCTAAATCCCAATCACTAAAACTAAATGTAAATGAAGTAGCACCGTTTGTAAAACCAGATTTACTAAATACACCTTGATAATCAGCGTTTGTAATCTGAGACCAAGTATTACTAGTAGATAACTTAGTGTGCCATCTAACTTGGAAAGTACCTGTGCTACCACCACCACTTAAAATAGTAGGTAGTAAATTTGTTAAAGACAATTCAGAGGTGTTATTAGCACTACCAAACTCTGTTATATCTATTGAAGATAATATTGTTACACTAGCTGATCCGTTACCAGTTACAGTATAAATTGGATCACCTATTTGAAAACCGTTAGATGTTAAGTTTGACCAATCACTAGCTATAGGATCTCTTTCTAATGTTATATTACCACCACCGTTTTTAGTTACAACAACTTGAGGTTGTTTGTTTGTTACTGTTGTACTAAAAGCTAAATCTGAAGCTGTTCTAAGACCTATGTTATTAGGTGTTAAAGTATAACCTTGAACACTGTTAGGGAAACTAAACGTTTGTGTTACTACCTGTAAGCCTTGAACAACATAAGTAGGATTAGTTGAAGGTATACTAGAACCTAATGTTGTGTTTGTTCCACCTTCTAAAACCCAGTTATAAGTTGCTGACGCTGTTGTTGATGGATAGTTTACTGTAAACATAAAACCACCTTGTTGATTAGATGGTATTGCTACATCAGATAAACTAGTAGACGTACTGTTAAATACTCCATTGTCAAAATCATATGTAGCGCTATCACCAGCTCTTGTTATAGTTAAATTAAACTTAGGAGCAGATCCAGATCCAAGTATACTATATAATCTTTGTGATCCAGCTTTTGCATTAAAGTAATTAAAATTACCAGTAACACTATTTACAACATTATTATTAGAAGGTGTTGCAGCGCAAGCATGATCAATTATATTAGCTGCATCGTTGTGAAAAGCTTGTGTATTAGTTGTTTGCCATGTAAAGTTAACAGTAAATTTTATAGATGTTAAATTACCAAAAGAATCATATATTCTGTCTGACTTTACAATGCTATAATAACTAACTCTATTTTCGTCATCACTACTTATAACTATATCTGGTTCTTGCACAAAATGTTTACCACTATTTGCAGCAACTATTTTATGAAATATTTTACCTGTAGTTCCAGGAACAGCATTACCAGTATAAAACTTTTGATTTATATAGTTAACAGTACCAACATTGTCTTCAAAAACAGCTGGATTAGTACCAGTACCTGTAGTTACTGTTACATCTGGGTTAGATGGTTGAAAAGAGTGTAAATAAGCACTTGTTGTGTTTGTTGCTCCTTCTGTACAATTACCTTCTAAATCAAAATCTAAAGTAGTATCTGCGTTAGGCATAACGTAATTGTCATCTAAATCTACAGTAGCTGTTACAGTGTTTGTTAAGCTACCAGGTGATCCTGTATCTGCCAGTGTTACTTTTAATATACCTGATGGAAAAACAACACTATTAGAACCATGTGTATATACTAAACTATTAGAGTTTTGTGAGTATGTTCTACCACCAACTTTAAAAGTACTAGCGCTTATAGAAAAATCACTATTATTTAAACCACCAACAGCTTTTGATATATTTAACGTTAGTGTGTCTGGATTATTACCTAAAGCAACGTTAACAATTCTAGGTTGTGATATTTGCTCTATTATACAGTTGCAAAAAGTTAAAGCAGCATTATTCAATGTTACTTCTTGACTAAGTGTTATAGTAGAAGTTCCTAAACTAGCAACATAAATATTATCACTACTACTTATTCCACCACCAATAACAAACATACCTTTTCTAACATCGTTGATGTTGTCTAAAGTAAAAACAGTACCCGTGATAGATCCACCTGTTGTGTTTCTAACTAAAGTTGTATTATCTGATTTTAAACAGGGTATTCTATAACTCATTAATTTGGAAATTTTGCTGTTACTACTAATTTTCTTTGTGCTATTGTGGTGTCACCTGTAATGTTTGTAGCTTGACCTAAACCTTGTACAGAAAACTCTTTCCAATCAAGGTTAGCTAAAGTTGTTGTATCACCTTTTATATAATTAAACCACTTACCTTCTTTTTCTTTAAACTCTGGAACACTACCACTTTGATGATCTGTTGTAATAGACTCCACATACCAACCATCAATAGCTGTTTGGTTATTAAACAACACACCGTCTGTATCAGGATTATCTTGTAATATTCTACCTTGAGTACCTTCGTAGTTTAGTGTTTTAAACGATTTCCAAGAACCAGGAGCTTCGTTTAATATAGTCGTTATTGAAGAATCATATTGAGTGTGGTAAAAGAAGTTTCTATTAACACTTTCAACGTGATGCTCAAATGCTTCACCACCATTAAATGATATATATTTATTATTTAAACTTTGAGCGGACTCAGGAACAAATGATTTTCTACTCACCCAACCTCTTACATTTTCTGCAAAAGAAACAGTTTCACCATTTAATGATAAATTGTAGTTTGCTTTTACTTCATCAAAACTACCAATAATCTTACTTAAAACGTTTGTTTCGCCTAAGTTATCTCTAAAATAATTTTTCATACCATGCTCTGATATAGGCTCTAATCCATTTCTTGATAATCTTAACACAACACCTCTTTGTCTATCTGCAAAGTAAGCTCTAAATCCTTGAGCTACAAATGACTCTGGATTTGTTGATATACCATATTCACCAATGTAAGGTATTGATTGACCTAAAACCCTATTGTTAGCTGTTAATTGAGTGTTGCCATTAGCTTCAAATAAAGCATCCTTATTAGCTAAAATCTTAGTAACCTTATCTTCACATAAAGTAATTAAATCTGAGTCTCTAGCGTGTAGTTTTTGTATAGTACCATACTCAGGATTTATATCTTTAGTTATTGGTTCAGCTAGTATAAATTGATTTAAACCATTTAAACCACTTGTAGAGTTGTATATTTGTGAAAATATTAAACTACTACCTTTTGTTTCTTGTTTATATTGTTCTGCTAATACACTAGATACTTTAGGCCCTTTATCTATTGTAACAGCATTAAAGTCATCACGTATTCTATTTGACTCTACACCGTTAGCAAAACTATAACAGTTAAACCATGATAATTCTTTTTCTTGATTATGCTCTGCTATTGGATATGCTTCACTAGCTTCGTAGTATAAATCAAGATTTAAATCTTCTTTAGGTTCAGTCTCCCATATAGCTGGTTCGTTTGTTGAAAAATCAAGACCTTCAGAGTGTGATATTAAAAACTCAAGAGTAGCAGACTCAGGACCAGCTTCGTCTTGTGCTTTAGAGCCCCAAACACCATCTTGAGTAGGATTATAACCAGCTGGACCAGTACCTATGTTAGGTGATACAGTTAGTTTAAATCTAGCTCTTTTGTTAGAACCATCATTGTAATGAAAACTAGACTTTCTTTTTCTATAGTTTCTAACTCTTTTCAGCTCAATACCTGTTATAGTGTAAATAGTTTGATCAGGGTCTTCTCTCCATCTAAATTTAGCGCCTAATTTCATTGCGTTTCTAAAATCCGCTTCAATTAAAGTTGATGATGTTCTACCAACATCAAAGCTAGAGCCTTCTGGAAATACAGAAGAAAATGATAAGTCAAACCTAGACTGACCACTTACCATACCTATACCTCTACCACCTTTTGCTGATGCAGATCTATCAATAAACCAGTGTTCGTAGTTTTGACCTCCACCAAAAGGAGCACTACGCCAAGCACTTCTGCTTTTCTTATTTGAGTGGTTGTGGTATCTAATTTGTCTTGAAGTTATAACTTTATACTGCGCTGTTTCTTCATCTACTTTAAATACGTCTAATAAGTGTTTTTCTAAAACAGAATCTCTATATATTTTTGCAAAAAATCTACCTTGAAACTCAGGTAAATTTTCTAATTTTTTTCTTGTTATTTCTAATTTTAAATCAGGTATTAATGGCCATTGATTATTTGTAGATGTAAAGTCCATATCGTCTTTAAACATACCTTTTATACTTATCTTATAATTACCATTAGCCATTGCGGATATTGATAATATTTGATAAAAATTAGAGTTTGTTGATGGACCTAGTATTCTCATGTATCTTAAAACACTAGTTTCTGTTAAAGATTCTTTTAAACTACTATCGTCAAAATCATCTTTTCTAATTATTATAAACGACATACCTGGTAAAGGTGGACCATCTTGTATAACTGGCCAATTTTGATAATTATTACTAGTGTCGGTGTTTGATATTTCTAATTCACCATAACTTAATTTTGTTTCTTTTATAAATGTAGGTGCTTCATTTGATATTGCTAAAACTTTATATTTAGCAGGATCTTTTACAGCCTCGTTTTGTGCATGTCGTTTTTTAAGCTCAATAAAATCACCTTCACTTACTTTGTTTCTATCAGCAGACGTAAAGCTTAACCAAATATTTCCATCTTCAGCGTCATACCAACGATCCATAGCTAAATTATAATACTCGTTAGAAGGTTCTTTTATAAAAAACTTAAAAGATTTAGCGAAGTTTGGAGCTAGGCTATTTATTTTAGCTTTTATTGTATTATAGTTTTCAGCGTATCTTTTTTCTACTTTAGATGTAGCTGTATTGTTTGTTTGTACAGGTGTTTCTCTACCATACTCATCTCTATATACAACACCTAACTGGTATGTTCTTTGTGTTTTTATAGATTTACCTGGTTTACCAGCGTTCTCGTTTATTCCTTCGTCTTCGTAACTTGTTATTTGACCAGAAGAATTAACTCTTATTATTACTTCAGCTTCATTGTTACCTTGAGAAAAATATCTAACTCTAAAATAATCAGCACTACCCGTTACAGGAAACTTAGTGTTACCTATTGCATAGTTAGCTGTTTCATTTATAAAAGCAGCAATATCATCTGCTGTTAGTGTTATAGTAGTATTTAAAAAACCTATATCTAAATCAATATCAAAAGCAGCGATTTCAGAATCAACACCACCAGATCTTATAGCTGTTAAAGTAGTAGGATCTTGTGGTGATATTTCAATATCCATTTCTGGTGTAATTATATTACCGTATTTATCAGTTAAATCAAACTGTTGTTTGTAGTTAGCATATATCAATCTATTGCCTACAAACTCTTGACCAACAGCGCTTAAAGGCACGTTGTCATACGGTCTAAGTAATTGATTAGCTGGTACTGTAGCGTATATTATTTCAGATTCTATTTCTAGTTTGTTATACTTACTATTTGTAGGATCCCACTCTGGATCATGTCTTTTTATTGTTTTTACAGTATATACGTTTGTAGAATTACTTTCCTTATATAGCACATCGACCTCTATAACATCTCTAGGTATGTTGTTAAGTATATTACCAACAATTATACTTCTACAATTATTTGTCATACCTAAATTAAAACCTTTTTTAGGGTTATATTCAAAGTCAGTTGGTAAAAATGCTACTTGTGAAAAAGGTGAAAAAGCAGAGTACTCACCATCTTCATATTTATATCGTAAAGCAAACCTTGGAAACTTATATTCAAATAAAGGATCTTCTTGTTCTAACTCAACATTCCACGTTTGTATTGAATCTGGTATTATTGTTCCAATACTTATTATTTTAACTTGACAAGAACCAGTGCCAGGTGAATAAGAAACTATCTTAAATCTAACATCATACTCGTCATCAAAATTATTATCATCTGCAGATGTTGATGCTATTAAAGTATCTCCAGCTTTGTAGTCTGGAAATGGTTGTGTAAAAGAAACGTAAAAAGTAGTACCAACGGCTAAAGGATCACCTTGACCATCAGTCATTTTTTTATCAAACGTAGTTGATAGATCAACATCACCACCGTTAATATCTTCTCTTTTTGTTTTTGATAATGTTAAAGATGGTGGTTGTATTGGGTTTTTCTTTATAACAGTAATGTCTTGTTCTCTAATAGGCCCTTCATTTATACCATCAACAATATGGTCTGTATGTGAAAGTATACTTGGTGTGCCAGCTTTACATCTAGTTATATTTATTTTTTTAGGTTCATTAACACCGTCGGTAAACATTAACATATCGTCAAATACATTAATACCAGTTATTAAGTTGTCTTTATCAAACTTTAATGTTCTTCTTGATTCAAAAACAACAACAGTTCCACTAGGTACGCTAGAAGTAACTCCTTGAGATATTGATATGTTTTGACCACTTATACCTGTAATAACAGTTGTTACACCACCTTGACTACTATTAGGTGGTAAATATGATGCTCCTGTAGAAGGGTTGTATAAATAAACAACCATACCTTTTCTTACAACACCACTTGTTGATATTGGTATTGTTGTAGAACCTTGACCCATCATACTTGTAGTAGTTGGTTTATGTCTCCATAAATCTACTAATATAGGTCTAGATGTTCCTTGATCAACATCATACTCTGCTATAAAATCAACATCAGTATTAGTTCCCTCTACACCATTTACAAAAAATATTATTTTGTTTTCTTTTTCGTAAGCAATAGAACCTACACAAACATTACCAGCTTGACCAAAAAATGTCTTCATCTGTGTACCATAAGTAGTTTGCACAGCACCAACATTATCAGAGTTTGATGTACCTATCTCAATATTTAACGCATCTCTATACTCTCCCTTCGGCAGTAATCTTTCATCGATGTCTTTATTCATCTTACCTGCCTGGAAAGTTCTTTTAATTTCTGGCATACTTAGTGTTTTATTACTTTAGATTTGTTTCTCATTATTTGAGCAAGCTCTTCAGATTTTAAATTAGATAATCTTATTTTAGCTTTTCTCATTGCAGCAGCTCTTTCTTTTTTATATCTTCCAATAATATATTCTGGAACATTTGTTCTTGATGATAATATACCATATGTTATCCACTTATAAGCTGCTTCTTCTGCAAACTTGTGGAATAACATTTCATCATCTGTGGCTAAACCGTCACTTATATATTTTATTGTTATTGTTTTGCCAGTTAGACTAGAGCTAAAATGAACTCTACCAGCAACGTGATCTATATAAAACACACCGTTATCTTGTGCATTTTCTGGGTTTATACCATATCTTCTACCATGATTATACCAGTAGCTTTCTTCTGAGTCATCTACATTATCATCACCTTGTTGTGGGTTATCACTATAGTTTGTCCATGTATCTGATTGGCTAGCTGTTAATAAATTACCACTGCTATCAAACGTATAACCAAACGAACCGTCTTGTAGTATTGCTGTTGGATTACTTGTTTGTCTAGCTGGATATATAATTCTTTCTATACCATCATTACCATGCCAGCTGAATTTTACATAATTAACATAGTCATGTGGTAATGCCATAGTTAAACTAGGTGGTATTTCTATTTCTTGTGATTTTTCTGATCTTAAAATATCATAACTAAATTCTTGCAAACATCTTTGAGCATGAAAAGCTACATCAGCTCTCTTTACTCTAGGTATTATTTTATCTGTACCAACATAAGCAACGATAAAGTTATTTATCAATGATTGCATAGATATATATTGGTAATTACCATATTGAGGATTTATTATACTAACTAAAAATACATCGCCGTTGTTAGCAGGTCCAACAACCAATGCCCCAGTATCAGAGTTTAAAGAATTTGGCGTTACGTTATTACCATTTCTAGTTACAGTTATTTGCCCAAGAGCATCAGGCATAGTAGCTAAATTATTTAATAACGTTGGGTTGTTTGGAAATGTTAATGTAACCGTTGCAGCAAGAACTGATCCACCGTCCCATGTAAACGATTGTTGTCCGTAATATTGTTGTTGTGTTCCTTGAAATAGTGGCATAATTATTTATTTTCTTGTTGTACGTTTTGTGCTTCCTCTGTTGCAGCTTGTTGGTATAGTTGAGGATCTTTTAATTCAATACCAGCAAGTTCTAATATTTTTATTACTAATTCAGTTTCTTCTGATTGGTGTAGATCAAAGTGTGTTGTAGTGTTAGCGTTCCATAACGCTTTACCGTTTAATTGATTTATTACATAACCCCATTCGGCTTGAGATGGTCTAGCTATGTAGTTACAAACAACATTACTTGTTATAGTTATAGGATAAATTTGTATTGATCTTGATAAACCTATTTCGTTTTGTTGTGTTGCTGCTTGAGCATTACCACCATCGTCGTCTGGAACAACGTTGCTAGTTCTTACATAAACAGGTCTCATTAGGTTTGGTGCAGTTAATGGTGAGTTTTGTATATGATGCACCTCGTTTTGATTTATTTTTTCTATTTCTACATAACCACCTTTGTGTTTGTGGTATATTTCACCCATACGATAGTATAAAGGTAAAGTACCCATACCACCTTCGTTAGTATCTCCTGACATAACAACATCTATTCTATATCTTTCAAATATATCTATTTTTTCATTTATTAAATCTATTTGATCTGAATATGTTGTATCGTTGCCTGGTGCTCTGTTGTATTGGGATAAGTCGTAAAAATATTGCTCAAAAATATCCATTTGAGCTTGGTTGGCATATAGATTAAATTCTTGAGGCGTTATATAACCCCTTTGCTCTTTGTTAGCTATTGCCAAAACTCTTTGATAAACTGTATCTATATTAACCATATTTTCTTTTATTTATAGTAAGTAACCACCTCATAGAGATGGTTACCTCTATAAGTTTAGTTATTTAGATTTTTTTTCTAATGTTTTTAATACTTCCATACCTTCATCTGTTTTAAAGTATGCTGCTAATGCAGAGTATGGATGTTCATCTAATGGCACATCAAATAATTTTCTACCATTTGATTTCCACTTAAATGTTCTTTGATCAGGAGTTAAAGTTATATAACCAGCTTCAACAGCTTTGATACCAAAGTTTCTTAATTCAACATTGTCGTCTTCAGCTAACGCTAAGAAGTTATAAGGATCTTGTTTTGAAAATAACAATATATCTCTTTTTAATTCTTTAGTTGACATGTCTTTAACTTTAGAACCTAGCTCAACTCTTAATATAGCTTCAACGTGATCTATTTCTAATTCTTTAGCTAAATTCATAGCTTGTAATTGAGCATTGATAAACGCTAAATCATCTTGTGCTTCTTCTACAGCATCGTATCTTTCAAATAACTTACCATTTAACGGGTGTTTATCTAAAAATTCCATTAGCTGAGGTGACGTAGGTTCAACAAGTAATTTACCTTGTCTAAATACTACTCTACCTAAAGTAACAACTCCAACTTGTTCGTCTACAAAAACAGACTTTTGGTTGGTAGCGTATCTCAATTCTCTGTTATAACCTTTTTCTTCGTCCCACCATAATAATGGTTTTTTAGTAGTGTGTTTTGAAGGTATAACGTTTATTAAAGGCTGTTTACGGCCTATTAGTTGCCACAATTGGGCTTTTCTTTCTTTTTTCATGATATAATATAATATAAGTTAATAAAATAAAGGGCTGGGTGCCGAAGCACCCAACTCTTTAATATTTAGTTTAGTTCTTCAATAATACGAAGTTATTCGCAGCTTGAACACATAAACATCTTTCTGATAGGAAGTTAACTACCATTTCATCAGCAGATGAAGTAAAGTTTCCACCAACAGATCCAGTGATCCATGATTTCATCTTTCTATCTTCAGCTTCAGAAGCTCTATATCTAACGTGTAAGAACGGACGAGCTATGTTTTTACCCATATTCTCATCGTATACAGTAGATGTACCAGCAGGTATAATAACACCTTCAATGTCTCCAATATTACCTCTAGTAACACCGTCATTTAAGTATTTCCAGTCAGTTTTGTAGAAGTCATAAGAACCTCTTCTAAAACCAGAGAAACCTAAATTAAGCGCCATATCCTCAGCGTTATTGAATACACCATAAGATGATCCACCAACGAAGTGGCTATTTTGACCAGCTAACATATTGTCAACCTCTAAAGCAGTACTTCTGTCTAAGAACATCATGTTCTCTTCAATAGCACCTTGCTTGTCTAATTCTTGAAGAATAGTATCAAATTCAGCAAGACCGTTTTGAGAGTTGTAAGCAACACCATTCGAAGGAGCAGCGTTACCACCAATTACATCAAAATCAGTTCCAGTGAATACTAAACCTCTAGATTCTAGAGCAGCAAATAAACCTTCAGAACCTTGAACACCAGAAATAGCAGATCCTGAAGCAACTTGTTCTGCTTCAATCATTGACATTTCTAGGTAGTCTTCGAATCTTAATCTAGTTTCAGCTTCAGCTTTTAAGTACCATAAGTAACCAGTAGCACCGTTTTCAGTAGTAACTTCAACCCAACCGATTTGAGCAACGTTAGAACCTTGAACTTGGTATCTGTCTCTGATTATAATTGGTCTGTTAGAAAACTGAGTGAAGCTTGAATCAAGAGATCTTGAATCTTCTGAAGATCCTTTTCCATACTCAGTACCATAAACAAATAGAGAGATAGCATCGTTATCAGCGAACTGAGCGTTATCAGCTAAATCATTTGTGTTATATGGCTGTACAGTAGCACCACTAGCAGATACAGCAGATACTCTACACTTAATAGTGTTACCTAATCTAGCACTTGAGTTAGCAGTACTTTTGTTATAAATAACCACAGTATCGTTAACTTGTAACATGTGAGGGTTAGGTAATGTAATAGTGTTAGAAGCAGCTGTTGCTACTATAGTTGTACTATCTTGCGCGTTATCATACGCAATATGTAATCTACCTTGCTCAGACCAAATTACTTGATCAGAAGCCAAAGGCATTTCAGCACCTACCATAGATAAGAAACCAGAGATTGTTCTCTTTCCAAATCTTTCTACTTCTTTTTCGTAGATTTCAGGTAGAAATTGCTGTAAAAATGTTCCGCCACCAGACGAAGAATCAAATGCTAGGTAATTATCCCATGCAGTGATCTGCGTTGGTCTTGGAGTTACGTGAGCGCCAAATGCGCCCGTTGAACTAAAAGGCATAATTTCTAAATTTTAAGTTGTTAATTTATTTTCTAAGTTTAACTCGGAGTTTAGAAGAATCATCGCCACTAATCGATCTTACTTTCATGCCACCAACTTTAGTTTCACCTGAGTGAGTTTGTCTTGCTGACATATTAACATTTTTAGCTTTTGCCATACTTTCTTTTATAGCATCTGCTTTTCCTTGTTGGTAAAAGTGATTAGCAATAGCATCTGGATTACTCGCTGTAAACAAAGCTTTATGATAACCCTTAGCATCTTCCATTTGGTTTTTATCGTTTAAAAATTTACCAATAAAACTATCTAGAGTGCTTTGGTTTTTCATAACCTTATCAGCGTCCTTAACATTAAACCTATATCTTTTATCACCAACCTTATATTCAAAACCTTTGAACTCGTTGTTAAAGACTTGTTCAGTCTTTTTATTAAATATAGACTTTTGTTGTTCTGCTATTTGCTCCTTTTCTTTACTCTCCTTGTTGTATCTATTAAAAAAATCTACAGCTTGTTTTTGTTCAGGAGACAACTTGCTCCCAGCTTTAATTTCTTCATAGTATTTGGACTTTAGCCCGTCCAAGTGGCTTTTGGCATCAGCAACTTGCTCTTTTAATGCCAGTTTTTTTCTTTTTACATCTCTATCTTCATCAGACTCTTCGTCATATGAAAATTGATCTTCCATCATAAAACTAATTTCATCATCAGTTAAATGTGGTTTAGTTTGTTTGTAATATTCTCTTAGTAATTGTGTATTATCATAATTACTATAATCTTGATTTAATCTTACATAATCTTCAAGACTTCCACCAGTGTCATTCATAAAGTCTACAACTTTTTGAATATTCTCAGGTAAAGGCTCGCCAGTTTCTTTAGCTTCTTCAATAGCTTCAACAACTTCTTCTTTTGTTTCTTCTACTTTCTGCTCTACTTCTTCTTCTGTAACTTCTTCAATAACAGGTGTTTCTTCTTCCTGTTTTTCTTCTTTGACCTCTTCTACTACTTCTTCTTTTTTAGGCTCTTCCTCTTTATTACTTAAATCAACTTTAGCAACATTATCCTCTTTAGCTTCTTCTTTTGTTTCGCTTGCTTTGGATAAATCAACCTTTGCTATTTTATCTTCTTGTTTACCTAGTTGTCTAGGTTTTTTAGGTTTGACTTTCATGTCTCCACCTTCTTTTAAAACCTCTTCTTTAGATTCAGTTTTAACTTCTTCAGTAGCTTTTACTTCTTCCACTACTGGATTTTCATTTTTTTCTTCCATAATATAATATTATATAATTAAACAAATTTTACTGCGGTAAGAACATACTAGTGTTTATACCACCTAATGCGTCATTACCCATAGATTCAAATTTCTTTGGAGGTTTATCCGTTTTTCTTTGATCTATAAGTTCTGACTGTTGACTAGCTTGTATTCTAGTTCTTTCATCTTTACGATCTTCTTTTTCTTTTTCTACTTCTTTTTTACCACGTGCTTCCATATTTCTTAATTGCATGTTATAATTAAATTCTAATGCCATTAAGTCTTTTTTAATCTGTGCTTCTTGCATTAATTTTCTTTCTTCAAGTTTAGCTTCTATTTCAGCCATTTGTGATTTTTGTTGCATCAACGCAGCGTTTTTCTGTACTTCTGCTTGAGCAGCTACTTGTTGAGCTTGAGCATTTGCTTGAGCTTGTTGTTGAATATTAGCTTGTTGCATTTGCTGATCTTTTTCTTGCTTTTTCTTTCTACGTAGTTTTAAAACTTGATTAGCTAATTTTAAATTTTTAATTTCTCTTACATCTATAGCATCTTCAAGTTCTATACTATTTTTAGCAAGCGCTTGTTGTATATTGTTTTCTAGCAATTGTTTTTCTTCTTCATCTGGAGTTAGTTCAATAAATATACCAAAGTCATGTATATGTAAATTAGTTAACTCATCTAACATACCAACATTGTGTCCACCTATTTTTTGTATAAAAGCATCTCTTGTTGGTGAAAACTCTAGCACATCAGATATTCTTAATGATAAAGCTTCACATAAATCAGATGTTAAAAACAAGCTACCTTGTAATATATGTCTAGTAGCTGTATTGCTATTTGCTGCCGCTAGTTTTTGAACACCAACTAAAGCTCTTTCATCAGGCATACTACCATCTCTTGCTTCGTTAAGTCCAGTAACATCTCTCATCATTTGTAAGTAGTAGTTATAAGTCTGTATTAAACTTTGTAGCTTACCACTACCATTACCACTTTGTAATTCTTGTATTGGTACTTTACCAGGGTTCATATCACCGTCACCAGTAAATGATCTACCAATTATACTACCAGTTTGGAAGAACATGTTTAATGCTTCTTGTGGATTATAATTAGTACCGTTACCTAAGTCAACTTCAGCTAAACCATCTGCATCTAAATAAACACCATCAGGTACCATGCGAGACATTACTTGTTGTAATTTTAAATGAGTTAACTGTATCATATCAGCAAAACCAGTTATACGTCCTACAAGTGATTCTATTTTACCTTTATACATACGTGGAGCAACAATACTATAATTCATTTTAACTTTAGTATAATCACTTTTAGGTCTAACCATATTCTCAGCTAATCCCCATTTTAATATTTTATCAGTTCCTAAAACCATTACACCTTCGTATAACACTTCTAAAACTCTTTCTAGTTTACCAAATCTAGCTTCTAAAACTTCAACAGGAGGATCAAATTGATCATCTCTCATTATAATTTTTTCAGCACCCGTAGCAGATTCTTTTAACTTATAAACCTCATTCATATAAGTTTTATAGTTAAAATATAATAATCTTATTTGATTTTTATCAATATCCTCACCCATATAAGCAGCTTTGTCATATACTCTAGAAGCTTTATATGTTTGGCCAGATATATCTTTTAATTCACTTTCTGTTAAACCTGGAAACTCTTTTACTAATTCGTTTAATGGTAGTGTTTTCACCTCACCAACATAATATAAATCATCAAAATAAGGTGATTCAGTGTACGAGTAAACTAAATTAGCAGGATCAACATAATTTACCTTAACGCCTTCTGCTTGCGTAAACGTGTGTTTTACAGCTCCAATACCTAAAACAGTTAAATCATAATTAACTCTTTTCTTAGTTAACTCGTATTTATTTCCAGCTAAAATAGTGTTTAAAGCTTGTTCTTGAGCTAGTTCTATACCTTGCTTATATGATAATTGCATGTGTAGTTCTAGTTCTTCTTTACTGTCAGGTAGCTCTTCAACATCTTCAGCATTTATCATTTTAAAGTTAAAAGCTTCTTGAGTAAATTCATTTAGCTTTTTTAACCTCATATCTATTAATATGTTTTCCATGTATTGTGTTCTTTCAGAAACACCGTATGGATCTTGTGAATATGCTTTTATATCAAAAGCTCTTTCTGATATACCGTTAACAACTATATCTACAAACTTAGGTATAATTGGCACTGGTCTCCAGTCTAAATTAAGATAAGATAAATCACCATTTATAGATAATTCATCTTTATATTTTTGTATTGATTGCTCGCCTCTAGCGTATAATCTTAGCTTATGAAAACTTTGTTCATTTGTAGTGTGTTTGTCAAAACCTACACCGTTGTCAAACCACTCCTTTTCAATAGCTCTACCTACCTTAAGTCCATATTCTTGACTAAGTTTTTCTTGATCGCTAACGACTTGACTTGGAAAATATCCTTTTATATATGAATCAGCCATGTTAATTTTCTATTAATTTTGAGTGCATACCTCTTTGTTTATATCTTGCTATTTTTAAGTTAACTTTTTCTTTTTCTACCGTTGCGTTAGGACTATATAAATGTCTATTGCAAGCCATTATAGCCAAACCACTACTTATTGTAGCATCGTATTTTGTTCTATTATTTATATCAAACTTAGACCAGTCTAGCAATGTTTCGTTAAAATACATGTTACCATGATCACCGTTTATTTTAATACCCACGTGTTCTTGTATATACATTTCAATAGCAGCAGCGTGAGCTTGTTTTACATCTTCACTAGAATTTGGTATACCACCTACTTCTTTTTCTGATGTTGATAGTTTATTCCAAATTTTATCAGGTCTATTCATTGAATAACCTCTATAACCACGTCTTCGTAAATAATACAATAGACGAGGTTTATTATTTTCTGCAAGTAATGGCATCCCGTAAAATACTAAAGCCATTAGAACGTCCTCAAAGAACATCTCCGCTGTTGCTGGTCTTGCAATATACTCTAAGAAAAACTGATTTGGTGGACAGTCTTCCATACTAAACTTAGTTAAACCATGTAAAGCACCTTTAGATCCTTTACCATCAACCGTTCCTGATATATCGTAACTGTCACAACCAAAAGCACCCATGTGTTCATTACCAGGGTATTTTCTATTGTTTTTGTTTATAATTTTATTCTGCAGGTGACCTGGTGGTACCCAACTAACTTTAAACCTACCTTTTGCATCAGGATAAAAAATAACTTTTGTATCTTTTATACCGTTGACCCACTGAAAGTTTCCTCTACTTATATTATTAGAAACTTCTTCGTTATAATCTATTTGCTCATATAACTTAGCTAGGTTAAATATACTGTTTTTAGTTTCATCTCTAAAAGCATGTTCTTCAGTACGTGGAAACTGTCTATAAAATTCATTTAAAGCGTCTCCGTCATGTTTTAATCCATCAACCTCGTTTTGCCAGTGCTCGATAATACCTGTGTCGATATAATCTCCATGAGGTCCTGTTGTCTCAGTATCGGGTGTTTCGAATACAGGTAAGCCATAAGAATCAATGAATCCTTCGTAGTTCCATTCCATAGGTATGAACAAACTATATAATCCCGAACTAGTCTGTCCGTTGCGGTTTCTTTTTGTGACATCTGAATCTCTATAAAGTTTTTTAAAGTTATCTCCTCCTTTATCTAAAGCGTTAGATGTTGATCCCATCATACACTTACCGATAATTCTACTACCTAATCGTAGTGTCGTTTTTGTAACCCTCCAGTTGTTGAGGATGTTGTTCGGCCTTTCCCATTTCCCTGATTCATCATGGACGAGGAGCTTGAGTTTCTCTCCATCATAGGAGTTATCACCGGTATTCTTCCAATCGATCGTTGTATCGAGTCCCTCGAGGGCTTCGGGACGATCGGTGGTATTTGTAATGTTCCGTCTTGTGAGCTTACTTGCGGGTACTCTATATGCGAGCTCGGTCTTGGGACGGTCCATACCGTCCTGTATCGGTTTAAAAAAGAACGGATAATTGACCGATATTGGTACGACTTTATCTGTGAACATTTTCTTGGCATCGGGACCAGATTTGGACAATATGCCGAATCGTGAATCGGAACTAATTGTAGCCATATTAACTGTTTCTCCACTGGCCATAAACGAGAATCCCGATCTACGGTTTTTAAGATAGCACATTCCATAACTCCTTCTGTCTGCTTTGCAAGCTTCCCAAAAGATATAGAATAATCTATTGGCTTCTCTAAAGTCCGGTTTCCCAACATCAATTTTGGACCACTGCAAGTACATATAATGAGTGCCAGTAAGATAAGTAGGAATCCCTTTATTATAAAACCAAAAACCTTCTTCTCTTTTTTTAAACTCATTCTCTATATAATCTATGTATTTACTTTTAAAATCTTTAGGGTATTCTTTCCAATCAAATATAGTTTTTATTCTATTTAATTCTTTTGGATATTCTGTTACTTCCCAAGTATCTTTTTCAAACTTATGTATTTTATCTGGTTTTTTAGGTAATGCTATTCTAAGATTTTGTATCTCATATATTTCACCTATCATACCAGATTTAGATATAACTACAACGTCATGTTCTTTATTATATCCATATTCCCACTTTTTAGATTTATTTAATCTTTTAATGGTATTTATTTTTATAGGTTCTATAACCTTATATAAGCTTTGCTCGTACATTACTTAGATCTTCTTTCAGCAAAACCAGAAAAACTTTCTTCTTTTTTCTCTTCTTTTGCTTTTCCGTCAAGCATATCTTGCTCGTCTTGTATTCTATTTAATATTTCAAAAGCATCGAATATAGCTAGTTTTTTTGTTGCTGCAGCATTTTTTAATCTATCAGCTGATATATCATCATCACTATCAACTATAGGTTCTTTGGCTACTTTTATTAATTCTTCAACAGCTTTATGACCAGCTTGGATTATACTCTTTTTCGTTTCCTTTGTACTCATATTTAATTGTAATTGAGTGGTTCATAATTCTATATAATTTCTTACCATCTATTGTAAACTCGTAAGCAGTGTTAGGTTTAAAACCAACTAAGTCTCCTTTTTTTAAACCTGCATCAGTTAAGTGTTTGTCTGGGTAAAATAATATACCTGTTAATTCTTTTTCTGTATTTATGCTATACACACTATCGTTTTCAATAGGTTGTACAAAACAAAAACCATCGGTAGCTAACCACTCTTTACCATTATTATAAGCAAAAACCTGATCTGGATAAACAAAATATAAACCGTCTTTGTAATAGCTTTTGCTATTTCTTTCAACACCTTTTACATCATGCCATCTACGAAAAACATTATGGTGTACTATAACAGTATCACCTTTTTTTATTTTTGTATCACCAACAGTAGGAGTTTCTATAACAACAGCGTGTCTATTTACAAATTTATGTTGAAAAATATCTGTATTTAATATAAGATTTTTATCACCAATTTTTTTCTCGTTGTTATATCTACTACCTAATGGTTTTATTATAAAGTTTTGTACACCTCTCACTAATACTCTAGGTTATATTCAACAGATATTGCCATGTTTTTATTGAAGTCTTTCCAAGGGATAATTTCCTCGTTCTTTTTTATATAAACGCTAAACTTATCCTTATCCTCTAATATAGCTTCAATAGTATGCCCACCGTAAACCTCTTGGCCTACAGAGTAATGCATGGCATCGTTTTTATAATCTTTACCGATACTAATCTTTCTTATCAGCTTCTCCATCTTCTTCAGGTATCTCAGATATTGTACCGTCTTGTAAGTTTATAGACACTTTACCGTACTTTTCTTCAAGTTTTACTTGTATTTCTTGAATATCTGTTTGTAACAACTTAACTTGTTCAAGCATCGACATTTTAGCTATTTCAGCTCTTCCTATGTTAGCTTCAACGGCTTGTATGCTTTTTACTTTTGACTGAATATTTTCTAATTCTTTGTCAGTGATTTTTAAATCATTTGTTTTCTTTGCCATAATTTATTTATTTAATTTAACTTAATTTTATGCCCAAGGTAAAGCTTTGTCTACTTTTACAGGGGCTTTTTTTGCTTCTATATACTTACCTAATAAGTATTTATTTTGCTCAACATTAGCTACAGATTTAACAAAATCCCTTACGTTAGCTTCTGTAAGATCGCTATAAGCTTTAAAATTATCTTTATCAGGTTCATTTAAATTTGCTGTAAAATCATGAGAAGCAGTAATTTTACTATCCCCAGTTCCTTCACTAGCTGTATAAGTATAGTGAACTTCGCTAACTATATCAGCTAGATCATCAGTTGAGTATACTCTTACGTTATTTATCTTATATGTATATGTTATTGCCATGATTATATTATTACGCTATTTTCACATTTTTTACCTACGGCATTCCTTCACCACGGCCGCCGCCTCCGCCACCACCGCCGCCGCTTCCAGCATTTTGACTTACGGTTGTGCTTCTTGTTGTACTACTATTAGTACCAGATGGATGAGATCCACTATTTGTTCCTACTGTAAATGTAACTACAACTGTTGCTGATCTAGAGCTACCAGAGTTTGAAGCTATAGTATAACTAACCGTCCCGTTTCCAGTACCAGAAGAAGACGATGCGCTTATTGTTATCCATGAAGCACTTGTACTAGCTGACCAAGATATATATGTACCTGTTGAAACTGTTATTGAGCCAGTTGCTCCACTATTACTGTTATTTGAATCATACAGTGGTGACGTACCAACTGTAGCATTGTGCTGGTATTTATACCACTCGCTTATACGATCTGGATCAACAGTATCTGGTTTATTTGCATTACTATTAGTAACATTTATAGTTTCATAAATACCATTGTTAGCATGACCTAATCTAAAAGGTTCTTCATCACTATCTATTTCAGCCATTATTTCAGAGAACTTTATAAGTCCTGATGCTTGCATTGTCATTATATTATCTTTAAAGGTATTTTATAATTCTTTTCATTATAATATTCATTAACTGGTGGATCTACATCTACGTCAGTTAAAGTTAAATTATAATCGTCAAACAAATAACTCCAGTCAGTATTACTGTTTTTGTTATTCCACCAAGTTACTTTACAACCAGGTTTTGCTACATTAAAAACAAATGAAACAAAATTATGTAAGTTATCATCTGCGTATGTATCTTGTAATATCGCGTCGTAAGTACTTAATTCTTCTGTTTTTTCTAACCAATCACCTTCAACTATAGTTACGTTTGTTTTATCACTAGCCCACTCTTTTAATTTAATTATTATTTCTGGGTGACACTCTACTATTGTGTGTGACTTAGGGTTTCTTGCTTGTATCGCGTTTGAAAGTATACCCATGCCAAAACCTAATTCTAAAACATCGTCACCTTCGCTAACAGCTAATTCAGCCATTTTATTCATAATAGGTTGTTCCCAGCTCATCATAACCTCATACACTTTATTATCATGAGGGTTTGTCCAAAGTATACTATCGTTATTAAACGTTAATGTAGATGATATATAGTCAGATGATTTAAACATTACTTACAATTACAATTTTCACACTTACATTTTTTTAACTCTTCAACTTCAGCTGTTAATTCTTTTACAGCTTCTATTAATACACCTACCATGTTACTATATGAAACTGACAAGTGTCCATCAGATTCCCTAGCTGTAACAACCTCAGGTATTACTTCTTGTACTTCTTGAGCTATAACACCCATATGTACTTTATCTGATTCCTCGTCTTTTCTTTTAAATGTTACACCTCTTAACTTGTTTACTTTTTGTAAAGCATCCTCTATTGTTTCTATATCTTTTTTAACTCGTTTATCAGAGTATGCAGCTATATCGTGAGAAGCATATATTGATATACCACTAACATTTCCACTTACATCTAAAGTGTAATCAGGTGTGCTATCATTTATACCTACTCTACCGGTGTCAGTAACAGTAAATCTTTCAGCACCCATATATATTCTATATCTATCAGAATCACATCTAAACGTTTGTACTGCAGTTGTAGCTGTTTCAAATTGAGAACCTTTACTACCAGATGTAAAGTTAAATCTTGCGTTAGAGTTCATATCAACAGTACTACTAAATGAAGCAGATGTTCCAGCTATACCAGCACTAAAGTTTAATGTACTACCGTTAACAGTTAATCTATGAGCAAAATCACTAGTACTACCATCACTAGTATGGAAATCAATATATCTACCTACTTCCATAACACCGTCACTAGCAACATAAGGTATTACATCGTATCTATCACCGCTAGATGTTAAACTTTTACCTTGAGTTCCACTTAAACCTAAAATAGTACTTATAGTAGCTTTTCTAACAACATTGTCATTTGTATCATGAAAAGGAATAAAATCACCAGTAGTAGGTGTTACGGTGTTATTCATGTGTATATAACTATTGGTACCGTCTATATCTAAATTAAGTGTAGCGTTTCCACTTGTAGCACCACCCGTTAAACCAGCTCCTGCAGAAACTTGAGTTATATCACCAACGTTAGTAGTATACCCTGCTCCGTTTGTAATATTAGCATTATTTAACGCTATATTTGCAGTACCATCAAAACTAACCCCAGCAATCGTTCTTGCTGTAGTTAACTTATCTGCGTTAGGGTGATAACCGTCATCAAATATTCTATATAAACTAGTTTCTAAATGACCAGCTGAGTGTCTTGTTACTGTTGTATCAGATGTATCACCAATAGCAATACCACCAACAGCGTACATATCACCTGCTTGAAGATAGCCATCTACAACACTAGATCCACTGTATTTAACTATCCTAACCCCTTTATACCTACCGTTTGTTTCATTAGAGGTTCTTTGACCAAGTTGCATTAAAACATTATTAGCTGTTGATCCAGCATCTGGTAAATATAAATGAAAAGTTTTAGTCCAATTGTCACCACTTGTTCCTTGTTGGAATGTCCAAATACCTGGAACATTTCTTAACCATGTATAATTACTGTGATCTTTTAAATCAATACTATAAGAGTTTTCAGCATCTTCATACATTGCAAAACCAGCCATATTTAAATCAGCTCCTAATGCAGGGCTTGTATCAGCTGTTATGTCAATACTAGTTAAATAAGTTCCAGATAAATCAGGTATGTTATTTATGTGTATATTTGAAGAGTCTTCTACAGTCCAGTCAATATGTTCATTTGCAACATAACCTGTTAAGTTATCGTGTGTAGGTATTGAAACACCCGCCGAAACCACACCTGTTACGTGACCGTTGCTATCAAGTGTTAAATCTTGTATAAAAGTGTTACCACTGTTATCCACGCTACTTGCAGCAGTTATATTGTCATGAGCTGTATACGTTTCTGCAGGAGAATTAATTGTTACTTTTTTAGTTGTAGCATTAAAAGATACAGTTGCTGCTCCAGTTCCTGCAAATCTTAAAGCATTATCTTCAACAATAGTAAATTGCTGAGTTCCACCGTTGTTTGCAACTATAAAACCACTACCCATATCAACCGTGTTGACATAGTTACTTGTGTGTATTGTGCCAGCATTTTCAGCTGTCCAGTCTATATGTTCGTTTGCTACATAGTTGGTTAAAGCATCATGATCATGGTTGTGTGAAGCGGCTGCAGCACCTAAACTAGATAGTGTTACATTTGAGTTTAACATGCCGGAATTATTTGTGAAAGCTATTTCATTCCAACCTTGACTGTTATTGTTAGAGTTAGAGAATTTTCTATAATATATAGCTCCATTAGAACTAAAACCTAATTGACTATTATAATTACCACTATGTCTATTTAGTGTTATTACAGCGTTAGAATTATCTGATGTAGAAAACAAACCTGATGTACCAGCGCTTATTTGTCCTGTGAATAAAAGATTATTAGTACCTGGATGTGTTGTTAAATTACCACCATCCGTAAGTAGTCCAGTGCTTGAAGCTGTAGCTGCATTACCAGTTGTATCTTGAGTACCTGACGTGTTTACACCTGGTAAGTTTATATTAGCTGTACCATTAAAACTAACACCACCGATAGTTCTTGCTGTTTCAAGAGCAGTTGCAGTAGCAGCATTTCCAGATGTATCTTGATTCCATGTAGGTACCGTGCCAGTTAAATTACTATAATTCATAGCGCCAAGCTCTGAATAAGTAGGTTTATGACCTTCGTGGTATATTTCTTTAATTGTACTATTGTCTATAACATAGTTACCTTCTGGTGTAGAACTAGTGTCTAACTCTACATGTCCACCTGATACTGGAGCAGGTTCTGATGTTGCAGGTGAACCGTGACTAGTATTAAATACTGTGGTACCTTGTTCTGTCATTCTTAAAGTAACTTGTTGATACCTTGTTGTTCTTAAGTATACTTTAAACTCATCATAAGTTCCATTTTCAGCACTTTTAATTACTCTAATACCAGCTCTATCTGTACCAGACGTTGCGTTATGTAAAACATCAAGGCTACCAGTTATTTCTAATTGACCACCATCGTTTGCTTCTCTAACCTGTATTGCAATATCTATTTTTTGTGATGCAAAGTTTTCTACGTGATTTAATATAGCACCTCTAATATGTAAACCACCATTTTGACTATTTAATGTCGCAAGATGATACCATTTATTACCACTAAACTGACTTTCATCGTCTATTGTAAAAGTATAATCATGCTCTGTAGCATCTGTAGTTGTAAATTTATTTCTTGATTCTGTCTCTGTATAATACCTGTCGTCGTGGTTGTGAGTACCTACTGGAACATTAGTTAAATTACTACCATCACCATAAAAATAATTTGCATAAACTCTATTCCATCTATTTCCATTTAAACCTAAATCAAAGCTACCAGAAGCACCTTGTGGATAAAAACCACTATTTGCCGCTGACCAAGTTAATTGTTTTAATGTAGTACCTGTGTATGAGTTTAAATAAAGATGACCAGTTGTGCCACTTGATCCAGCTTGTATTGTTGCTCTATCTGTGTTGCTAGTAAATAAACTAAGTCTATCTGAAGTTATAGTATTTACATCTAAATCTCTTGCTGCTAAATTTGAAGTTGATGATATGCTTACCGATCCTGTTGCTGAAGGTGTTGATGTTGTAAGACCAAAAACGAATCTATCATTAGCCTCGTCCCATATCATCGCAGCGTTATCACCAGTACTACCTCTTTCTATTATTAAACCAGAATCATTAGAGTTAGAATTTGCTCCTCTATTTAAACCTATAATATTATCTGATAAATCTAAATTAGTAGCGTTTACAGTAGTTGTTGTGCCGTTTACTTGAAAATCACCAGTAACAGTTACGTTGCCTGCAAAAGTGGCGTTTTGTGACGTGTCAAGTGTTAGCGCAGTTGTATTAGCAGTCACAAGAGCTAGTTCACCATCACTTGTGGTTGAACCTATATAAAATCCATCACCACCACCGCCAGATGTAAAATCTTGAGTTGCTATTTTATATTCATCAGATCCACCATTGTTTCTAAATATAATTTGCTGGTCATCATCATCTGAATTGTCTTGTAAATAAATTTTAGGTGCTCCTGCTATTATATGTAGATCACCAGTCATAGCACTACTAGAACCTCCAGTTTCTAAAACGTATCTAGCATCCGCATCAGATTGACTAATACCACCAGAACCACTAACATCTGTAAAAGAAGCTGTTACAGTTCCTCCGTCTTGTTGGGTTAAGGTTAATGTTTTTGTTGTTGTACCAGAAAAGGCTGCTGAAGTTATAGAGTTATTATATGCTGTATTCCATTGACCTATTTTAGTAGCAGTAACTATTCCACCACCAACATGTAATTCTGCGTTAGTGTAATCTGAAGCATGTGTGTGAAATTGAAACTCTGCGCCACCGCTTCCAACTCTTGTTAAAATCAAATCACCATTACTATCAGCGTAGAATTGTATTCTATTGTCGTTTTCATTTTTAAACTCTAAAGTAGGTGATGCACCAGTGCCATCATCTAAAATTAAATCACCTGTTAATGTGCCACCAGTTAATGGTAATTTACCTGCAATACTATCTGTAACTGTTGTACTAAAGTTTGCGTCGTCACCTAATGCCGCAGCTAATTCGTTTAATGTATTTAATGTGCCAGGTGCTGAATCTACTAAATCTGCTACAGCTGTACTAACAAAAGCAGTTGTTGCTATTCTAGTACTATCATTACCCGCGGATTGTGTTGGTGCTGTTGGGTTGTTAGTTAAAGCAGCACCAGAAAACATTGTAGCTTTACTTTCATTTGTTACGTTACCTAAACCAACATCAGAAGCTGTTGTATTAGAGTTTAACATACTAGAATTATCTGTATACGCTAATTCTTTTGCAGTACCCCAATTACTAGCACTTAAACCTGCTTGGTAATGGCGTATTTTATATGAGTTTTTATCAAAAGCTAAAACGTTAGCATTACCACCAGAACTATCTGAATAAGAGTTTAAAACAAGAACATCATGCCAGTCAGACCCTGTGCTAGTACCATCTTCTAAACCTTCTTTAGCTGAAAAGAATAATTTTAAATCATCACTATAAGATAGATCTTCTGGAGCCATATCTCTATCATCAAAAGCTTGTAGATTATTTGCTTGCGCAATTGTACCAGATGATGTTAAATAACCAGCAGATGCATGGTTGCCCCAGCCATATGCAGTGTCCCAGTTTGTATCTTTTCTAGTACCAGCGCCAGTACCACTTCCAGGTTTACTATATATACCTTCGTTATACATTAATTTACCATCAGCAAGAACAGTAAGTGTTGACTCTGTTGTTCCTAATATTATAGAAGCACCTGAGCCATATGATTTTGAATCAGAGTGAAAATGTGTTATGTAACCTCTTTGAGTTCCATTTAAATTATCATCAAACTCTATACCAACACCATTTCCATTATTAATATTTTGAACTATCAGTGGATATGGTGTAGTAGAACTATCTTGAGTTAATTTAATAACACCAGTCCCAGTATCATCAGCATCAGATCTTAAATATTTTGATTGTGTAGAGCTTGATGTTAAGTAATTTGGATTAGAACTTGGTACCCATGTTGGAGTTACGTCTGCATTTGTAGCTATGGTATCTAATTTAGTACCATCGGTGGCTATATCTCTACCATCAACTGTACCTGATAAAGCTACGTTACCAGATCTATTAACGCTAAACACGTTTGCTAATGTTAAATCACTACCTACAGCTGTTGTTGAATTTGACGCTTCTGAGTACCATGTTAGTTGCGTGCCGGATATAGATAAAGCTGAATGACCACCTTCAAAGTTTCCGTATGTAGAAACAAAATCCCCACTTGCACTTGTTTTACCTTCAGCACCATAACCTATTAAAAGATTACCACTAGAAGCGTGAGAACTTATTACACCTAATCTATCTGCAGTTGTATATGTTTGAGATAATATTCTACCACCAGTAGTTGCCGATGGACCTGCGGTAATATTACCTGTAAATTTAGAATTTTGCGATGAATCTATTACTAAACCATCTGTGGTACCATTTTGTAATCTTACATTAGCAGAAGAACCTGATGCTACTACAATATCAGTAGTTGATGAAAAATAACCAGATCTAATTTTTCTAGTAGCTACACCACTAGTACTGTCTACTCTAACCTCACCATTAACATGTAGTTCTACTCCAGCAGCTGGTGCAGTACCAATACCTACGTTTTGCGATGTGTCTATTGTAATAGCTGCAGTGTTGTTTGATAAAATTTCAAGATTATGTTCAGTAGATGTACCAACTCTACCCACACTAGCACCCATTATTTTTGTTGTAGCGCCGCCGCTTTCAGCAGCTGAAATTGTAGCGTTTGATGCGGTAGTTGTTATATTACCAGTTGCAGTTACATGACCATTTTGTCCATCTACTGTGAATATCTGGTCTGAAGCTCCTATTGCACTAGCGTTACCACCATGTCTACCAATAAAGAAACTAGAATTAGCAGCTGAGCTTTGATTATCATTTGAATCTAGGTTTACAATAAAAGAACCATAAGTATTTACTCTTATATCATCTCCAGTTCCACCATCTAATTGTCTAGACGTAATAGAGTGGTTTGTTTCACCACCACCATAAAAAGTTATATAATCACCTATAGAGTCTAGGTTTATTTGATTTGCTGTTATCGTCGCACTAGCGGTTATATTGTCAACACCAGTTAAATTACCTGATATATCAGCGTTACCGTTTATGTCTAAGCTAGTAGCAGTTATAGATCCAATATTTTTTAAGTTTCTACTTAAATCTATAAACTGTGTATTACCACCATCACCTATGTATAATCCATTATCACTAGCTGTTGTACTATCTGCTCTAAATTTAAATTCTACTCTATTTGACCAAGTTGTATCGTTACCAGGAAAACCATATGCGTGAAAACCACCTTCAGCTGACATTAATACTTGTTCAGTCGCTAGGTTTACATTACTCCTTATAACACCACTAGTATCACCAGCTCTCAACCATACTGTATCATCAATACCTAAAGCAACAGCTCTGTACTCACTTACTCTTGCAAGTATTGTTGATTCTGTACCGTTTTGATCAACTTTTAATAAAGGTACCTCTGTAGAATATTCACCTGTATCACCTGATGGCTCATAATCAAATACTATATAACCATTTGTAGTAGTAAACGTAAGCTTGTTGCTCATGGTTGTGGCACCACTTAGTGATAACGTACCGTTTATATTTGGGTTTTCTAAATTTAATGTTGTATTAGCACCACCCAACGTAAGTGTTACTGCGCTACCGTCACCTTTTATACTACCAGACTGTTCAAATATAATATCAACGTTATTTGTACCGTCACCAATATAAACATCAGATGAGCCATCACCTAATAAAATATCACCAACAGCATTAGTTAAAACTAAATTGTTTCCGTCTTGATCTATTTTACCGGCATTAGCACCTGCAGCTGTTTTAAACTGTATGTGACCAGCATCGTCTATTGTTATGTTATTTAAAAACGGTATTGCCATGTTTTATATTTTAAATTCTTCCTGATATTCTTTTTTTACTAGCACCACTATGAATTGATCTTGATTCAAAATGTCTTGATTTCATTTTTGTTTTTGAACCAAGTGTTATTTCTAAATCTTTTACGTAACCTATTTCTTCTTGATTATCACTATCTATTCTGTAACCAGCTATTAATTTATAGCCGTATTTTTGTGCAGTTAGAGTTAATGTTTTTTGTTCCCAAGCACCTTGACTAGCACTTGTAAATTGTGTTTGTTCTAAAAAACCATACACATTACTATTTTTAACATCGTTACTACTACTGACATTAAAAGTTGATGTATGTTCTCCACTCAAAATGGAATATCTGCCTAACCATCTTTCAGTAGCTTTTCTAGCAGTTAAATAAGGTCTTGTATAACTTCCATCAGATTGACCTTTAAATTCACCTGTTACTGTAACACTTGTGTTTGGTGGTACATATATATGAGATTGACAAGCTAACGCGTGTTCTGATTTTAAATTAAAAAGCGTCCATATCTTATCGTTGTTTTCTTGATATATTAGGTTAGTTGCTTCTATAACAGCTTTATGGTTTTCTTCAAAATTAAAATCAAACCATTCACTTAACATACCAAAACCTGGGTTTCTAACATAATCAGCTCTACTGTCCCAACCGCTTTGTCCCATATAATCATTTGAATCAACAAGACCAAAAGTGTCTGTATAACCAGCATATATGCCTGGCATTTGTTTAAAGTATTTGTTTTGAAAATATGAATCTCTAAATTCAACTGGTCCTCCACCCATACCTATATAAGGTATACTTCTAAAACCATCAAAGTGCATTCTTCTAAATTGTATTCCAGATGATTGGTAATAACAATAAAAAGGTCTTTGTTCGTGGTTCAAGAAAATGTTATTATGTATTGAGTTTATGTTTCTCATGTGATGAAGCAGCCAAGCATAATCATCAGATCTTGTTGAGTAGTTATATGCGTATTCTGGGTTATCATACATTGCGCCATTATCTACATTTGCATAACCATTTCTTGTAGCGTAATTATTTACAAACTGCACGTTATAATGAGAAGACCATTGCCAAAATCCTCTTTGACCAGCGTTAACTGAAATACAGTTTCTCCATATAAAACCTATAGGATGTCTACTGTTCATTCCAGTATAATTACTAGAATTATTTGAGCTGTGTACTACACAGTTTTGATAACCACTTTGATAATCTTGTCTTGAGTTTGTA